CCTCAGACCTTGACCAAGTTGAGTTCCGTATGTTTGCCTCCCTTTCTGCAGACGAGAATCTAATTAAGCTTTTCCATATTGCAGATCAAACTGGTTCTGATCCGTTTACCGAAATTGGTCGTCAGGTTTATCAGGACCCAACAATGCAGAAGTCGGACAAGCGCCGTAACCTCATCAAGGGTGTTGTCTACGGTCGTCTCTACGGTGCTGGTGTGGCAAAGCAAGCGCTTACTGCTGGTGTTCCAGAACATCAGATGCGTGAAGTGTCTGACTCTTTCGACCACAACTATCCAGGCATGATGACTTTTCAAAAGCAGATTGACCATATCGGTCAACAAAGATTCCGCAACGAAGGACAAGGCTATGTCTACACATGGACTGGTCGTCGTATTCCTTGTGATGATGACCGAACCTACACACTGGTTAATTACTTAATTCAGGGTGGAGCAGCAGAGATTTTTAAGAGCAACTTAGTAAAACTTGACGCAGCCGATTTAACAGATTATTTAATTGTTCCAGTGCATGACGAAATTGTTTTACAAGCTCCTCGTAAAGAAGCAGAAGAGATTAAAAAGATTGTTCGTGAATGTATGACAACAAGAGAAGGTTGGGCTGTTCCACTTACAGCAGATGTAGATGGACCACTTGAAAATTGGGGACAGAAATACTAGACATGAGTAAGTACCTAGATATGGCGCTTGCGCTCGCAAAGACGAGCAAGTGCCGATACAGGCATGGATGCGTAGTTGTTTCTAACGGAAGGGTCATTGCCACAGCAACTAATAAAAAGATTGCTGACCCAACAACACACTGGCGTAGGTCGCATGTACATGCGGAAGCAGCGGCAGCACTTGCAGCAGGAACTCGTGTAAAGGGAGCTCTTGTTTATGTTGCTCGTGCTGCTGCTGATGGCTCTGCTGCATACTCAAAGCCTTGCAAAAAGTGTGAGAGTTATCTAGAGAGACTTGGAGTAGCAAGGGTAGTGTGGACATGAGTCATATAGTTCTTGCAGTGGACCCAGGTAAAGCAACTGGTGTTGCCCTTTTATCTTGGTCAGGAAATCCTGACGAAACACCAGAGCGTCTTTATTCAACCGAGTGTCAGCCTGATGCTTTTGCTAATGATGTTCTTATTGGCTTAGCTGACTGGAAACAATACGAAAATTTTAAAGTTGTCTGCGAGCGCTTTGTAATTAATGCTGCAACTGCAAAAAACTCTCAGGCGCCTTACAGCCTTGAACAGATTGGCGTCCTCAAGCATCTATGCAGAGAGAATGGCTATCCAGTAGATAACATCATATTTCAAGCCCCTGTAGATGCTAAAAACATGTTCCCTAATAAAGCCCTCCAAACCATTGGGGTATGGCATAAAGGTGGGGAAGGTCATGCTAATGATGCAATACGACATGGGCTACTAGCCCTAGTTCGCTCAAGATGGATTCCTCGTGTACTCTTAGACAAAGAAAAATAACTGACAGATAAGTTGTAGTTTTTTTGCAAATCGTGTTAGTATGTGACATAGCGACGAAAGAAGGTAGCAAGTGCCAGTAACAGTGGACCTCGACAACGAGAAATCCCACATTCTTATTACCGCAGAATGGCGGTACAAGGAACTCTGTAAATCCCTGCCCGGCTCCTCTTGGAGTCAAGATGAGCAGGTTTGGAGAGTCCCTCTCAGCTGGTCTAGTTGTTTAGCCCTACGCTCCACTTTCCGAGACGATTTAACTATTGGCCCAGACCTTACAGAGTGGGCTGGTAACGAGCTTAACAGCCGTATAAGCCCTGCAATGGCCCTCAGAGAGCTTGAGACAGCAGACGGGGATGAAGACCTATTCCCACATCAAAGGGCTGGCGTAGCCTTCCTAGCGACCGCCAAACGAGCTCTTTTGGCAGATGAGCCCGGTCTTGGTAAGACTGCTCAGGCTATTCGTGCCCTCAAGAAATTGCAGGATAATGGTGAAGAAGTTTTCCCTGCACTTATTGTCTGCCCTAACACCCTTAAGAAAAACTGGGCTCGTGAATTTAAGACTTGGTGGCCGGGAGTTACTACTCAAGTAATCAAGGGAACTGCTGCCCAGCGTAAAAAGCAGTTTGAATCAAACGCTGATGTTTATATTATCAACTGGGAATCTTTGCGTACCCACTCACGACTTTCCCCATATGGATCAGTTGCATTGACACGCTGTTCTGCTTGCGGTGGTCACGATGATTCAGTTAGTGAAAACCGCTGCGAAGTTCACCTTCGTGAACTAAACAACATTGATTTTAAAGCCGTTGTTGCAGACGAAATTCACCGCTCTAAAGAGCCAAAGTCAAAGCAGACCCGTGCTCTTTGGTCAGCAACTGGCAACGCTCAAATTCGTTTTGCTCTCACTGGAACACCAATTGCAAATAACGTTGTTGACTTGTGGGCAATCCTTCACTGGCTGTCACCAAAAGACTGGCCTTCTAAAACTAAGTGGATTGACCGAATGATTGACACGATGCTTAATGCATTTGGTGGAATGCTTGTAATTGGAGTAAAGCCTCACATGCAAGATGAGTTTTATAAAGCAATCAATCCACACATGCGTCGTATGTTGAAATCTGTTGTACTCCCATGGCTTCCAGAAATTATTAATGAGCGTCGCGATGTTGAAATGTCTACTAAGCAGAAAAAGGCTTACGAGCAGATGCGTGACACCATGATTGCAGAACTTGAATCTGGTGATGCACTTACTGCTCCGAGCATCTTGACTCAAACAACAAGACTTGTTCAGTTTGCTAGTTCTTACGCAACTATGGAAGTAAATGAAACAACAGGGGAGATGAAAGCAAGATTGTCAGACCCCTCCTGTAAAGTCGATGCTCTAATGGACGATATTTCTCATGGTGACTTTGGTGATGATTCAGTAGCGGTATGTGCGGTTTCTCGTCAATTAATTGAGCTTCTTAGCGCCGCTATGACCAAAGCAAAGATTGACCACGGTCTTATTACTGGTGCTCAAGATGAAGATGAACGACAGAAGGCTATTGATGATTTCCAGTCTGGAAAGATTAAATGGATTCTGTTTACAGCACAGGCTGGTGGTGTTGGTGTGACCTTGACTGCTGCCCGTAGGCTGATTATGCTTCAGAGGCCGTGGTCATTAGTTGACCATAAGCAAGCTTTGGATCGCGTTCATAGAATTGGTTCCGAAATTCACGATTCAGTGATTATCACTGATTACGTTACTGAAGGAACTATTGAAGAACGTGTATTGCAAGTGCTAGAAACAAAAGCAGATAACTTTGAGCAAATTGTCCGTGACAAAGACCAACTACTCAGGGTTCTAAAAGACGATAAGGCAGGAGTCCTATGAGTGAAGTAGTTAGGCTTTCAAACTCTGAAATTCAAACGTTTAAAGATTGTCGCCGTCGTTGGTGGTTTAGCTACTACCGACGCTTGCAACCAAAATACAAAGACTCGACTGGTGCTCTTGCACTAGGAACCCGCATCCACGCAGCGCTAGATGATTACTACGCAAATGGAACAAACCTTTTAACTGCACATAGCAATCTTGTCAATGCTGAAAAAGCATTACTACTTGAGAAGTTTCTTGATGTATCGGAGCTTGAGAAAGAAGCAGAGCTTGGTCATATCATGCTTGAGGGCTATCTCCAGTGGGTTGAAGAAAACGGCATTGATGCAGAACTTGAGATGATTTCAACTGAAGAAGTTATTACTGCACCGCTCTTTAATGGTGAAGTTGAACTTACTGGAAAGCTTGACATGCGTGTTCGTCGCAAAGGCGATGGCGTTCGTATGTTCCGCGACTTTAAAACTGTAGGTGGGTCTCTTGGAGACTTTGCAAACCTTGCACCAATGAATGAACAGATTCTTACTTACATGCTTCTTGAAGCAACAAAGGTGGATGAGACAGAGCGCTCAGACGGAGGCATCTTCACAATGTTGAAGAAGGTTCGTCGTTCTGCAGCAGCACGCCCACCTTTCTATGACCAAATAGAGGTCAGACACAACATCTTCACCTTGCGTTCCTTTTGGGACCGCATTCACGGGACAATTACGGACTTGATGAGAGTTCGTACTGCCCTTGATAAGGGGGAGAGCCCTGCATTCCATGCGTATCCGAGCCCGTCTCGCGATTGCAAATGGAAATGCAAGTTTTACTCTGTATGTACTCTCGTTGATGACGGTAGTGCATCAGAGCAAGCAATAAGCGAAATGTATGAGGTCGCAGACCCATACGCATATTATGGAACCAACGAAACAAAAGGAAACGAGTGACGCATGAGTGAGATACAACGGTCATTAACCGTTATGGTCTACGGAGAATCAAAAGTTGGTAAATCTTCTTTTGCCGTAACCGCACCATATCCACGTCTCATGCTTGATGTCGAAGGTGGGCACAGATTCCTACCTATCGTCGTTAAGTACTGGGACCCATTGCGAGAGGAACCACCTCTTGCAGACGGTACTTGGGACACCTGCGTTGTCACTGTGCGTGACTACGATACGGTGCTTAAGACATACCAGTGGTTGCAGTTAGGTAAGCACCACTTCAAGAGCTTGATTATTGACTCTATTTCAGAGTTGCAAGTCAAGTGCATGGACAGCATTGCTGGAAATGAACAAATGAAGATGCAACAGTGGGGCGAACTTCTTCGTCACATGGGTGGCCTTCTTCGTGACCTTCGTGACCTCACTATGCACCCAACAAACATTCTTGGTGCTCTAACAATTGAGCAATTCCCTAACCCAGACCCGCTTCAACCTCCTTACAAGGTTCGTCGTATGTACGTCGAGCGCACAAATGAGTATGAAGCAGGAGAGCGTGTACAGGGACGACTTGGCGCAATTGTTGAGCAAGACAAGCTTTCAATCGAAGTGATGCTCAATGAGATTTTCGGTGCGAAGCAGGTAGCTTCGGCTGAGAAAACAACAACAACAAACAAGAAAGAAACAGAGGTACCAGCGTGAGTACGCTAAATTGGTCAGACCTTATTAAGGATGCAGGAGAAACTGCATCATACGAAGCCCTTCCAGACGGTGATTACGATCTCGTCGTGTTGGAAGGAACTGCAAAAGTAACCCAGTCAGGTAAGACAATGTTTGCTCTTAAGGCACAGGTCGAAACTGGCGCACACGCTAAGCGTCTTGTTTGGGATAACCTTGTTGTTTCCCCAGACAACCCGACAGCACTTGGCATCTTCTTCCGTAAGATGCACGCTCTTGGTCTTGGTAAAGACTTCTTTGACCGCTCACCAAGCAATGCTCAGATTGAGCAGGCAATGGTTGGTCGTAAGTTCCGTGGACAGATTGGTTCACGAACATACAACGGCAACAAGAAGAATGAAATCAAGAACTACTATCCAGCGACAGGCGGAGCAACAACTGCTGCTCCTCAGACTGCAGCAGCGCCAGCTCCTGCACCAGCTCCTGCACCAGCTCCAGCCCCTGCGCCAGCTCCTGCAGCAGCACCATCATCACCGTTCTAAACAGAACGCTGTTGAGAAGTTTGGGAAACCGTCCAGTCGAAAGACTGGGCGGTTTTCTAATTAATAGAAAGTTTTAGGAAGGTAACACAATGAAAGTACTTATTACTGGATGTACGGCGCAACAAGCGTCTAGTAGAACAGCATTAAGAACTCCAACATTCTCTACTCTCATTGCTCAAGCCTTAAAAGATGGTGGGGCTTCTGTGTCTATTGCAGAGCCGTCTATCTACATGAGTAAGGAAGCTTTACAAGAGTATGACAAGGTTTTGGTAGGTGTAGCACCGCCAACAAGTCTTTCTGCCAACAAGATATATCCAGCTTTTTCTGTAGCCTCAAAGGCTAAGGAAGTCGGAAATCTTGCTCTTTTTCTTGATGCTCCAGAGCAATACAAACTTCAATCATCATTAAAGTCATGCTATCTAAACATGTCTGACTTACAAAAAGAGTTTTACAGTAGAAGGAAAAGTTATTCTGATCTTGTAAAAAATGATGAGCTGAAGCGCGAAGTCTACGGATTTATAGAATTTTTATATAATGAAGAATGGCCCACAACTCTTTATCCATCTTTTCCGTGGATGACTCATGCCAAGATTTCTCAAGCAATACCTAACACAAATGCAAAGAACCTTGCACCAATAAGTGTGGATTCATACTTACTCAGACAGCCTTATACGGCTACAGACTTCTCTTTGACAAAAGAGTACTGGACCTGTGATTCAATTAAAACAAGCTGGTCCCGCTCCATTACCGAGACTCTTCGTTACGAGGTTGTTTCTACTAGAGCAAACAGATGGGAGAGCCTTGAAGATACTCAGCAAAGGATTAGAAGGTCTATAGGAACATTGGTGTCCGTGTATCGCTCTAACGAGCCTTGGTGGTCACCAGCACTCTCACAAAGCCTTGCAAACGGTGTTCCAGTTGTTACTGATTGGCGTCAAAGCTCTGGATTAGGTCTTGAGTGGACTCACCTAGCAAGCACTGTAGAAACTCTGACAGATACAGAAAGATTTAATCTTTCTGTTGCTCAAAAAGAATCATATCTAAAAGCAATCCCTACATGGAAAGAAACAGTTGAAGATCTATTACAAACTATTTCTTTAAAAGAAGTATCTGTCTAATCTTTACTAAACAACTAAAACGCACTAGAATCTATATCGAAAGGAGTCTTTCATGGGAGAGCTCGACATGAACTGGGTTAAGTCCCAGTTGCAAGCAGCAAAAGTCCGAAAGCCAGTAGGCGATGCAACACTCAAACTTGTTGAACTGTTTGATTCTTTTGAGAATCTAACTCCAGAGTTTAAAAATACAACAATTGAAATGTTCTCAAAACTAGCTCTTGGTCATATCGTTATCAAAGAAAACAAGAATGAAAGCTGGGCTCAAGTACGTCCTGGTGATATTCGTGTAACAGAAGAGGTTCGTGTAAAGGCAGACGCCTTTGATGGCGAACTGGGAATGCTGCACAACGGTCGTCGTGGTGTAGTGGTTGGTGTTCGCTATGGAGATGTCATTGTAAAAATGACTGATGGGAAGGAACCAGCTCTTGAAGGAGCGCACTACCCTCCTCAGAAGCTTGAAAAACTAATCCTTACATGAGGACAACAACTTTAAAGTTTGTTGTTTCTGGAGATAGCTACGAAGAGTTGTCTCAGGCTGCTGACGCAGCTATCTCCAAGTTTTTAGGTGTTGACAGTGATGACGAAGATGACGAATACTTCGAACCTGAGCCACCCAGTCACGCGATTAATTATGAATTAATTGTCTCAGAGAGTCCTGAAATAACAAGTGAATATCAATACACAGCCGAAGTCATAGCGAGGATAAAAGATGTTAGACAACAATAACAAGACTGAAACGTCAAACCCAGCGAACGTAACAGTAACAATCAACACTGAAGAGACGCCTGTAAGAGTTGAAGCTCTTCGTGAGGCTGCTCGAATTATTAATGGAGACCGTAATAAACAGTACGGTGGCCCAGAAGAAAACTTTACAAACATTGCAAAGATTTGGGAAGTAATCTTCCAACGCCCATTCACAACAGAAGATGTGGCGATGGCTATGGTTGGCGTAAAGCTAGCTAGATTCGTTTCTAACTCTGGATTCCAACCAGATACTTGGATTGACATTGCTGGCTATGCTGGCTGTGGTTATGAGGTTGCAAAGAAGCTATACAACGAGCCTAAGTAAAGGACCTCTATATGACCTTAAAAGGCCCGTGGGAGTTTACAGAACCAGCTTGTGCTCAAGTTGGGATTACCTTTTTCTACCTTAAAGACTTAGATGATCCAGATCAAGGTATGGAAGAAGGCAATTATTTAATTGCTAAAAAAATTTGTAGCACTTGTGTACATAAAATTGATTGTGCTCAGTGGGGTATTGCTAATGAAACCCACGGAGTGTGGGGTGGCCTAACACCGAAAGAACGTCGCTCTCTTAGACGAGGAAGAAGCTCACATCTTTTAGAATCCCTATCTCAATAGAGAGTAAACTGGGTATATGAGTGGTGAACAGCTTCAGACCCCCGTGGCCCTTTGCGAGGCATGCTGGCTAAAGGATCATGCCAGATGGGAACCAGAGAGCATGGACAGTAAAGGTGACATCCTGATGCGTCTAACAGGGGTGGATGTCCCAGTTAAGGTAAATACTGGAGCTGTCGAAGTATGCACTAATTGTGGAAACATCACGGTGGCTGGCATCTTTGAAATGCAAGATCCAAAAGTTGTTTTCTTCACAACTGACAACACGTCTACCCATTCGCTGACCTCTTTGGCAGATAAAGAAGAGGAGGGTGAGATATGAAAGATGTAAGAATTGGTGAGTCTCTTTGGCAGCAGTGGCATGGCTCTGGGTACTATGAAATAACCGAGACAGAACTTATTTACTTCACTGAAGACCATGTAGATATGGATAATGAAATAGTCCGTAGAGCTCTTGCTTCTACCCTACAGAGGGACGGGATCTCAGACTCATTATCTGATGGTTTTAAACTTATTATTGATGGCTATGTTGAGTTTGGTTGGGCTGGAATTATAGAAGGTGAAAAAGAGTGGACAGTCTGCGATGAACATGGCGAAACAAATTACGGTGATTTTGTAGAAGATATAATCGCTGTTACTTGGATAGAAATTTAGTGTTTTAGTTCTATAGTTGATAACTTTTAAGTAAAAATAGGTTAGTATAGTTATGTGTGGAAACCAGCTACTAACCTCAATTGGCAGATAGATGCCCTATGCTCCGACCCTAAAAACAAATACGCAAGGGACTGGTTTTTCTCAAAGGAGCCGAGAGAGCGTTATGACGCAAAGAACCTTTGCTACGGATGCCCTGTAAGAAGTCAATGCCTTCAGTGGGCTCTAGAGCATCGTCAGATTTGGGGTATTTGGGGTGGCAAAGACGAAGTAGAAATTCGTCGTGCACTTTCTGTTTCTTACAACGGTGAAGAAGCAAGACGCAGACGCTACCCTCATTGTCCATATTGCAGTGCTCGTCCATCAAAACTAGAAACTAGTTCGCAAGAAGTTCCTGGTGGAGGACGATGGACAACAGCAAAAATTGTCACATGCACCGTTTGTGAGTTTTCGTGGAGAAGCCGTACTAGCGTAAATGCCGTTGAAGCATATAAGTTAGAACGAGCAGATAAACAACTAAAGAAACAAAAAGAAAAAGAAAAGAAATCTAAGAAGCAGAAGTCTGCTTCATAAACGCTTCTTCGCAGAACTTTACGTTGTTCTGAAGTCTTTGATCTGTAGGGTCAGCGATGACTGCTTCTTTTGCATAAGCCAAAGCTTCTGAATACATTCCTAAGTTATAGCATGCAATAGCTGCATAGTCATAAGGTGCTGCACCCCAAGCTTCTGCTTCACAAAGGTATTCAAGAGGCTTTTCTTTAATAGCAAGAGCTTCTTTTGCACAATCTAGAGAGTTAGTCCAGTCCTTGCGCTCATAGTACATTTTTGCAAGGTCAACCCGAGGCTCTCTACGACCTGGCGCTTGAGGCGCTTGAGCAATTGCTTTACGCAACCACTCTTCTGCTTCATTAGGTAAAGACTTAGCAATAAAGCGCATTGATGCAGCACGCTCTGGTGCCCAGTGAGCAGTTGGAAGCTCTAAGTGACGCTTAAGTTCTGCTGCTGCTTCGATATATCTTCCGTAGAAGTAAAGCTCGCGTCCGTAGTAAAACGCGTTGCGGTCGTTATAAGGGTCTTCTTTAACAGAAAGAGCAAGAAGAGGTAGATACTGCGAACGAGACTTTGTTGGGTCTGGATGATGATGAGTTTCTAAACCTTCAACCCACTCTTGCTTTTCATCCATTCCATATGCATACAAACACTCATGTACTGGATGACGCCAACGATATCCTTTGCGTGTGTGAATGTGGTCGTAACTAAATTCTAAACCTGGAGTTCCATCTTCGTTCCAAGACCAGATGTGCTTGTAGCGAGGACGAGTAACTCCTTTTGCATGCATTGGTTCAAGTAGCTCGCGGTAGTTAGGAGTAATTACTTCATCCATATCAAGAGAGATGCAATAGTCAATATCAAGAGGAAGAGCTGCCATAGCGGCATTACGAGAATCATCAAAACGCCAAGGAGAAACTCGAACATCTACAACATTAATACCAAGCTCGCGAGCACGTTCTACAGTG